ACGAACATCATATTAATTTTGATAAAACATATGATCCACAAATTTGGTGTGATAGCATTTATACTGTTATCAGCCAAGAAGCAAGACGTTATCAAGCAATTGAAGAAGACCGTATAAAAGCATTACAGCAATATGCTTATTATGTGTTTGACGAGAATATAAAAGCACACACAGATTACTATGTATTACAAAGTGGTCTTTTAAGCATCATGAAACAAGAAGTACCGTTTTTATTCTCTCCTAATACTTTTGAATATGCTGAGTTTGATAACACGGGTTTGATTGAGGACCATCACCATATAGACAGTTTTAACTGGGACTTTGTTCCTGATAAATACTTGTTACAAAATGGCGCAGGATACTATGCTCAATTCAATCCAGAGATAATTGATGAGGCGGGCAACACAACAACACACTATCCAGTAAGTCATCATAACAGTCCATACGCACACTCTATATACGCAGAACATATACTAGACGAAGTGCATAAAAGACTGTTATAACTAAGATAGTCAAAAATCACTTCAAAAAACACCGTTATTAGAATAAAACAGCACATATCATGTAAATAAAAATACGATATATCAGATCGAGTGTCTGGTATACAAAAAATATAGGAGAGTTACTATGTCAGAGAACAAAAGTGTACTAGAGCAAGTTCTGGAACATCTACTCGCTGAAGACGAAGAAAGAGCCTCAGAACTGTTACACGGTTTTATGGTTGAGAAAAGTAGATCAATCTACGAAAGTCTTTTAGATGAAGATGCTTTAGAAGAAGCAATAGAAGAAGAAGTAGCATCCGAAGAGACAGTTGAAGAAGCAGAAGAATCTGAAGAGGAAGCAGTAGAAGAAACTGTAGCATCAGAAGAAGAGGCTGTAGAAGAAACTGTAGCAGGATCACCTTCAGAAGATTTCTACGATGAAGTAGAAGCAAATGTTGGCGCAGACGAAAGTGGCGTTAATGAAGAAGAAGACGATATGGAACCAGAAATGCCAGAAATGGAGATGGACGGTGAAGAAGAGTCTGAAGAAAGCGAAGAGGAAGTCGAAGATAGAGTAGACGATCTTGAAGCACAACTTGACGAATTAAAAGCAGAGTTTGAAAAGTTAATGGGCGACGAAGAAGGCGACGAAGTTGCTGACGCAGAAGCAGATTTAGAAGATGAAATGGAAATGGAATCTTTTGAAGAAGAAATCGACCTTGACGAAGAAGTTGAAGAAGAAGTTGTTGAAGAAGCAACTACATTCAGTAAACCTCAAAGTGCTAACAACGACTCAAGTGGCGATCACACAGCATCACCAAAATTCCCAAAGAAAGAAAATTTCGGTTCAGATGAAAAATCTTTATTTGGTAAAGACGGTAATGAAGGGAAGAAAGGCGGAGACGCACCTAAAGGTAATCCAACAAGTGATAACATAGGTGAAAAACCAAAGGCCGCTCCAGCACCGAAAGTTGCTAGTGAGAAGTCAGAGAGTCCTATAGCAGGAAAAGTTAAGTAATTAACTTAAATTAATTTTAAGGAGTTTAACATGGCAAGACAGTTATTTGAATATTATAATCCGGCAGACGCAGAGATCATTGTTGAGTCATCGAAAGATGGCAAAGAGTTACATATGAGCGGATTGTTTATTCAAGGTGAAGTTAAGAACCAAAATGGTAGAGTCTATCCAAAAGATGAAATTGTTACAGCAGTAGAATCAATTGGTAAGAGGCTAACAGGCGGCGAAACTGTACTTGGCGAGTTAGATCATCCTACAGAATTGCAGATAAATTTAGATCGTGTCAGTCATATGATATCAGAAATGCGAGTCGAAGGCTCGAATGGATACGGCAAACTTAAACTATTGGATACTCCAATGGGTAAGATTGCTGAAGCATTACTAAAAGGAGGCGCTAAACTAGGTGTAAGTAGCCGAGGAAGTGGTAATGTTAATGAAAGTGGTAGAGTTAGTGATTTTGACATAGTAACCGTTGATATAGTAGCACAACCAAGTGCTCCTGACGCCTACCCTAAAGCGATCTATGAAAGTTTATTTAATATGAAAGGCGGTGCGGCAATCCACGAGATGGCAAACGCCGTAACACACGACAAAAAAGCAGAAGTACACCTTGCTCGTATGATGGAATCCTTCATACGTGAATTAGAACTCAAATAGGAGATAGCAAATGGCGAAGACATTTAATGACCTTTTAGAATCTGGAAACTTATCAGAAGACGTTAAGACTCAGATTCAAGAAGCATGGGAATCACGCCTTGCTGAGGCCAAAGACCAGTTAACTGCAGAACTTAGAGAAGAATTTTCACAAAGATTTGAACATGACAAGCAACAAATTGTTGAAGCCATGGACAACTTTATTACAAGTTCTCTCAAAGACGAGTTAGCAGAATTGGCCGAAGATAAGAAGGCAACTGTAGCCGAAAGAGTAAACTATAAAAGAGCCGTTAGCGAACATGCTGACGTGCTTAACAAGTTCATCACAGAAACATTAGCATCAGAAGTTACTGAGTTAAAAGCAGACCGTAGATCACAAAGTGAAAACTTTGCTAAACTCGAAGGGTTTGTATTAGACGCAGTAGCAGAAGAAATTAAGGAATTCCACGCAGACAAACGTGAATTGGCTGAAAAGAAAGTTCAGTTAGTCCGTGAAGGAAGAACTCAATTAGCAGATGCTAAAAAAGAATTTATTAGAAGAGCGGCAGATAAGGTTGAACAAACCATTTCTTCAGCATTGAAAAACGAAGTTTCTCAATTCAAAGAAGATATTACTAAGGCTCGTGAAAACGAATTCGGCAGAAGAATTTTCGAAGCAATGGCTAGTGAGTATGGAACTTCGTATTTAAATGAAAATACAGAAGTAAGAAAACTCAAAGCAGAATTAACATCATTGAAAGGTGTTGTTAGTGAAACCAAAACCAAAGCAGACGGAATCGCAGAACAGAAAAAACTAGTTGAATCTAAACTCAGAATTTCAGAGGATAGAGCAACAAGAAATCAAGTCATGACAGACTTACTTGCCCCTTTAAGTAAGGACAAGAAAGAATTAATGGCAGAATTGCTAGAATCAGTTAAAACTACAAAACTTGAAGAATCATTCAACAAGTACCTTCCAAGTGTAATACACGAAGTAGTTGGAGTTAGAACTAAGAAAGCAATTATCAAGGAATCAGTGACATCAGAACACACTGGTAATAGATCGTTGGACGGGCAGACCGGCTCCACCAATGAAGAAATAGTTGACGCATCAGTTGTTGAGATTGATGAGTTAAGAAAACTAGCCGGACTTAAATAATAGGAGAATATAATGGCAGAAGCATTATTTGAATCAAATTGGTCCGCAACCAAGGAAGCCTTATTAGAAGGCTTGAACGGATCAAAAAAGAGCACTATGGACGTAATTCTTGAGAACGCAAAAGTTCAATTACAAGAATCCGCTTCAGCAGGTTCAACAATGAGTGGAAACATCGCTTCTTTAAACAAAGTAATGTTACCTCTTATTAGAAGGGTTATGCCTTCATTGATCGCCAACGAATTACTTGGTGTGCAACCAATGAGTGGACCTGTAGGACAGATCCATACATTAAGAGTAAGATACGCAGAATCAAAAGACTCTGTGACAGCAGGACAGGAAGCACTTAGTCCTTTCGCATTAGCAACAGCATATTCAGGAACACCTGATGCAACTGCGGCAAGTGAAGGAACTGCAGGTAGCAAAATGTCTATTCAGATCTTAAAGCAAACAGTTGAAGCAAAATCAAGACGTCTATCAGCAAGATGGACTTTTGAGAGTGCACAAGACGCAAACGCAATGCACGGTGTTGATGTAGAGGCAGAAATTATGCAAGCCTTAGCACAAGAAATTGCAGTTGAAATCGACCAAGAGATGTTAGCAAAATTGAGAGCACTTGCTCCAACAGTTGAAACATTAGATTTTAACAGTGGAATCACAGGTACACAAACGTATATCGGTGAAAGACACGCGATCTTGGCAATTCTAATTAATAGAGTTGCTAACTTAATTGCCGCAAGAACAAGACGTGGCGCAGGTAACTATGTAGTTGTGAGCCCACAAGCATTAACAATTCTACAATCAGCGACTACTTCAACTTTTGTTAGAAGTACAGAAGGTCCTTTTGAAGCACCAGTAAACAGTAAGTTTGTTGGAACTTTAAACGGTACTGTTAAAGTATTTGTAGACAACTATGCGGCAGACGATACGTCAGTACTAGTAGGATATAAAGGATCATCAGAAACTGATGCGCCGGCATTCTACTGTCCTTACATACCGTTAATGAGCACAGGACCAGTAATGGATCCTAGCACTTTTGAACCAGTTGTATCTTTCATGACAAGATACGGTTACATCGAACTTACTAATACAGCAAGTTCATTGGGTAACGCGGCTGATTACTTAGGCGAAATTGCTCTAAGCAACGTTTCATTCAAGTAAGTTTTACTTACAAGAAACAGATTAAAGCACTTCCTTCGGGAGGTGCTTTTTTTTGACTCCGCATTTATTTGACGAATTTGATAAATATGTTAAAGCAACCTATCTAGAGTGTGGAGTATAAATGGCAGATAAAAAACATATAATAAGATCCCAAGGTAATATTGATTTAACAGGTACATCAGTAAACCAAATCGGTGATACGATTATTACCAGTACCAATGAATTACGAGTCAATGATGATCAGATTATTATTAACGCAGACCAAACGTATAACTCATCAACACTGGTATTTAGAAAAAATGGAAGTGGCGATGGTTCTATCGCATGGGACGGTGCCGCACATACTGTATCCGGTAACTTTGTAGCAACAGGTACAATAAGTGGCTCAATTAGTTCCGGTTCCATAAGCGGATTAAACACAGATAATCTAAGTGAAGGTTCAACAAATTTATACTACACTGACGCAAGAGTAAGAGCGGCTATCAGTGAAAACTCAACACAATTAAGTTACAATAACAGTACTGGTGTATTAACATTTACACAAGGCAATACTGATACTGTAGCAGAAGGTTCTAGCAATTTATATTATACTACTGCTAGAGCAAACGCAGATTTTGATACAAGACTTGCTACTAAAGATACAGCAGACCTAACAGAAGGCAGTAACTTATATCATACTACCGCAAGAGCAAGAAGTTCTATAAGTGCTACACATAGTGGCGATGGTAGTTTAACATACAATAGTGGTACTGGTGTAATAACATCAGTAGGCGCAAGTGCTAGTGAAGTACAGGCACATCTAAGTGCGGGCACAGGACTTACATATAGCAGTGGCGCATTTAGTATCACAGATACAGCAGTTACAGGAACAAATTACGGTAGTGCTACAGCAATACCAACGTTTA